ATAAGGAGCATAAACAGCACCAGTTTCCAAGAACTGAGTTCCTTTGTAACCCAACAAGATAGTATTCCACTTCATATATGGGTTTTTGTACACCTTGTAACGACCATTGATTGAACCGATTTTCTGAACACCAAATGCATACTTCATTGTTTCTGCATCTGCATTGTCAGCAGCGAATCCAGGGATTGATTCCAAAATAGTAGCAACTGAAGGAGAAATTACCATAAAGTTAGCACCACCACGCAATGTTTTCTGGTGGATCAAGTTAGAAACTTTTTGTAATTTAATTCCTAAAGTTTGGAACCAAGACATTTGGTTGTAGTAAACACCAGATGTATTGCTTGTGAAAGCAGTACCGTTTGAGTTGATTTGGTTACCAACTTGAGCACTCCAATATTGAGTGTTAGAAGCAGCAGCACCTGTGATCAACATACCTAAAATTTCAAGGTCAATTTCCATTGAAATCTGCTCAGACAACATTGAAGTCAATTCAGCTTCAGCATCCAAGTTTTGGTATGCGTTCAAGTCTTGAGCGAATTCAGGAGTCCACTGAGCTTTCAATTTACGAGTTTCAGCAGTAATACTATCAGAAACCAACTTGATGTTTAATTCAGGGAATTCGATGTCGCTGTATGACTGTACGTTAGGAGATGCTAATGGGTTTCCACCAGCTTCGTAATCACCAACGTTGAATGGGTTCATAGAACCTTGCTTCAAGAAAGTTACTGTTGTAGCAACGTTAACTGTACTTCCGCTTAACAAACGACCAGCACCAGCATTGAATGTAGCAGAAGCAGATACGTAGAAAGTTGTAGCTGTGTTAGTGATTGTAGTGTAATCAGCCAAAATGCTGTTAGCGTTAATAGAAGCTGTAGGAGCAACTAAGTAGAAAGCTTGAACACCAAATACATCTACAGAAGCTGTAGTGTAACCACTAGCAACACCTTGAGCAATAGCTTGAGCGTTGATTTGAACGTTAGGAATAACTACTTGATAAATTTCACCAGCATTACAAGAGTTAATGTAATTAGAATCGAAATTAATTAAGTAGAAGTTTGAACCAGTTGTAATTTGAGTTACAGCAGAAGCAGATACACCAGAAGCTGAGAATTCGTTACGAGAGTAACCGAATCTACCAGCACCATAATAACCACCTTGAGCTAAGTTATCAAAGTTACTGTTACCAAATCCTGGAGCTGGAGTACCATAAAGTGAATCACCAGAAGTAAATGGAGTTTTAGTAGTACCATACTGGAAATCCAAGTAGAAAATAAGACCAGTTGGCATTTGCATTGGCTGAACAGAAACGAATTCTTTAGCCACTACTTGTCCAAAAATCTTACGCACCATTGGAAGAGCAACACCAGCCCACTGGTAACCTTGACCAGTTGTAAAGCCAGATGTAGCACCAGCAGTAGTGTTAGTTTCAACGATAAGTTCCTTGGCTTGGTTTTCGAGTAACATCGACATGTTTGATTTGTCGAATCCACTCAAACCTTCCAACAAACCAGATTTAGCCCATTTGTTTGCTAAACGAGTCGCGTCGCCTTGCAAAGACTGCCATGGGTTAGCAGATTCGAGAAGTTGATTAATTGTTGACATTTTATTTTAATGTGTTTTTTATTTTGTAATAATACCAGCTAATTGTTGCATTCTTGTAATTTGATCATCTGTACTGATAATAGGTGACTTAGCTGTTGTGCCACCTACGATGCTAGAAGCAAATGATTTGTGTTCTTTTAAAGTAGTTTTAGAACTTACTTTAGAAGTTTTTACTGTGTTTTTCAACACTTCGTAAATGTTTTTAGCTTCAGTTAAAGTTTGTGCTTTATCAAAGCTGTTAACAACATTTACTTTTTGATTTTCAGTCAAGTTGCTTGCTTTAAATAATTTATTTACATAAATCAATTTAGCATTTAACAAGTTAACTTCATTTAATTGGCCACGAAGACTCTTAATTACATTGATTGCTTCTTCTAATTCTTTTTCTTTTTCTTTCTTTTTAGCTTCATCTACTTCTTTAACTTTTTCGTTGAGCTTCATAGAAAGTTTATTTTTGTAAGCACCATTTAAACCAGATTTCTTGTCACCTGAAGCACCATATGGAGCTCCGATTTTGTTCTTTGATTTACCTAAACCGAAAGGAGCATTAGCTTTTTTATCATAGGCTTCATCTAATTCTTCTTCAATTTTTCCACCTTTGTACTTAGCACGCTCGTCAAGCTCTTTTTTTTCTTTTTTCTTTCTTTCGTAAAGAGCAAATAATTCGTCTAATTCTTCTTCTTTTGACTTTTTCTTTTTAGGCTTTTCTTCAGTTTCTTCAGTTTCGTCTTCGATGTCTAAGTTGAATTCATCGTCACCTTCAACACCACCCATGTCCATATCCATGTCCATGTCCATTTCTTCGTCTCCAGCAGCACCAGCTTCACCACCCATGACAGCTCTAATAGCGTCTTGGATCATGTCGCGAAGTTCGTCTACTGTTACTTCGTCGATGCTCTCACCTCCACTAGCTTTTTCGAACATAGAATTTTCGTTAAGATCTTCATCTGTTCCTTCTTCCATAGAATCTTCATCATCGCCTTCATAGATTGCAGAATCTTCTTCTTCAAGTTCACGGAGAATTTCTTCAAGATCGTAATCTTCTTCAAGATCATCTTCTTCCATCATGGTTTCACCGGCTTTTTTACCCATTTCGTACTCACGAGCACCATAGCCTTCTTCCATGTCTTCGTCTTCTGATAATGAGTTGAAAAGTTCTTCAAGATCAAGATCTTCTTCCATTTCTTCGTTTTCGTCTAATGAATCAATGAGATTGTCTTTGTCTACTACATAAGTAGCTTTTTCATCAAGCTCGTCCTCTTTCTTTTCTTCTAATTCATCGGCTTCCATTACACGTCTTTCAAACATGCTTTGGATGCGAGGCATAAAAGATTCTTCAAGAGCAGCTTTTGCGTTAGCGACGGCAACTTCACGTAAAGTTTTGGCGTCAGCAATTGCGTCTTTAAATAATTGTTGGTTGTTTGACATTTGTTTTTTTTGTTTCGCACTGTCTATTAGAGAGACAATATAAGATTTTTAATTTGTGCGACAGAATATTAAAGATTCTGTATGGATACCCATAAATATATAGGGCTATCCAAAAACATGCAGAACTAGTAAAAACTTTTATTTTATACAACAAACTCCCGTTTGATTACAAATAATATCTGTAATCAGTGAGTTAATTTTTGAATATTGGTTAGAATTTTGTTGAGTATATTGTTTACCTTCAGCTAAACTTACGGGTTTCATGTAAGCTCCATGTGTACTTGGTGTGCTTACAAAATCCCAACATACTAAATCAAAATCATCTTGTACTTCTACTGTAGATTCACCTAATTGTTTGACACTACCCATGCCTCTTGAACTAATTCCTACAGTAATATTATTTAATATTAAGTCTCTTAAAATATTTCCACTAGGTGTATTGAGAATTTCAATGCGACCAAATAAATCATCGCCTTCCCATCGTAATTGTTTAATGTTATGACAAACATTTTTTAAACTAATTACAGAAGACTCTGGGTGATCTAATTCACCCAAAGCTCTGTTTTGGGCAATCGGGCCTGCAATGTATTTTTCTACTTCTCTATGAAGTATTGCTTTAGGATAAACACGACCATTTTCGTTTTTAGCATCTGCACGTTGTACAATACCTTCTACCACTAAATTTTTAGTAGGATTCATTTTAGCCTCATTAAGAGACTGAGGTGATGGCTTAAATGCTAAGTATTCTATTAAAACTTGTTTTGACATTATTTTTTAACTAAGATATTATTACCTAAAGAAGCAGTTCCTTTAAAAGATGGATCATTAGCCATAGATTTAGCGGCATTAGTAGCAGATGTTGTATCGGGAAAATCTAATACACTATCAGTACCTGTAGGTTTATCTATTGTTAAACTTACTATTTCATGAACTAAAGTTAAAATTTGATTTTTAGTAGTAGGAGTTAACTTAATTTTTCTAGAATCTTTTACGTTAACGTCTTCGTTTACGTCTTCTTCAAAACCACTTAATGTTCCTTGATTGTAAAATCCAGGACCTGGTTTATCAGCTGTTTCTTGATTGCTAATGGTATAATCCATTCCTTCATCAACACCTTTAT